GCTTATTAAATTTTTTTACAGCTCTGTTTATGGCTTCCTTCGCTGCTTTTTGAGTAAAAGAAAAATAACCTATTTCATTAGGTAAGGTCCCTTGAGATAATTCTTCATTAACAATATTAAGAAGTGCAGTTGTCTTGCCTGTGCCTGGAGGACCAAAAATAAATTTAATCATTTTAAATTTTCGTTATAATAAGGTTTATGATGTAAAATTAATTGACTTTCTATGAGTTTAATTTCTTTCTCTGTACAGTCAAAAGGTTGAAGATAATAGCGATCAAATTTTATTTTATTTTTCTTTTGATGATTTTTAAATCGGGTAATAAAATTATGAGTTTGTCCAATATAAACTATTTCATTTTCTAGAATTAAAAAATAAATATAAAAACGTTGTTGTAAAATTTCTATGGGTTGAGAATTTTTTAAAATTGTTTCTTTGTTTTTCCAGGAAGAAAAATTAAGATGAGGATTATTTTTTTCTAATTCTTCCATTTCTTTTTTCTTTTTCCAATAACTAGTTGTTTTCATACGTTTAAAATCCCTCTCGTCGAGATGCCAAGATTCGCTCCACATAATGCAACGGGCTGAATATGCATAATATTCATTATTGGGTTTTTCATTATATTTTTTCACTGCCTCTAAAATAGTAGAAGCATCCACGCAATTGTAGTCACTTCTATAAAAAGAAGGAATCCAAGGATATTTTTTTCCATATACTACATAACTACGCATAATAAGCCTTCAAGCGTTTATTCCATTTTTCACAATAATTAGGAAACATATCTGGTGTTAAATGAAATTGTTGAAAATATCCATCACGGCTACACATTAAAATATAGCCTTGGCTAATAGTTGTCCCAAACATATAATTATGCGCCATAGCATAAGCTGATAGCTGCAGATAATAATCTTCAATCCATTCCTCTTTTTTAGGTTTATTAGTTTGTTTAAAATCAATAATAGCCGGTTTGCCGTCAAATACTCCCACCGCGTCTGTTGTTCCCGCATAATTTTCTCCGGCTAAATGAACTTCACATCCCCAGATTTCTTCTATATTAAAAAAAGATCTTCCAATAATAATATTGGCCATTTCTCTTGCTTGTTTTCCCACAGGAGTATCGTCAAAATATTTTAAATTTCCCTTATCTAAAATATATTTTTCTAAACATTTATGAAGAGCTGTTCCTACAGCTGCGGCTTCATTTCTTATTTTTTCAGCCTGCTCTTCACCAACTCTTTCTCTCCATTTTTGAAGAGAATCTTGTTTTTCTTGAGGTTGAGTTTTTTTAAGAATAGTTGTTACCGATGGTGCTTTGAATGCCCCAAAACTATAGAAACGTTCTTTTCCATCTATTCTTTTAAAATCTTTATATTTATATTTTTTCTTTAGTTTCATTACTCATCCCTTTTATATCTGTTAATTAAAATATTACGTACTCTTTCCCACTCTTTACGGGCTTTTAAATCACGTAAAGTCCGCGGTTCTCTTAATGCAATCTTATCAAGTTCTATTTTTTTCTTAATTAAACGTGCTTCTAAGTTCATCTAAACCTCACACTTGTTGTGTTTTGATAACTTTTGTAGGCATCAGAAGTTTTACATTTACCACAAATTCTATTACCTACTCCCCAACTATCAAATTCTGTGCGACAGTTAAGACACTTTCTTTTAGTATAATTAATATCTTTTTTATCGTACCATTCATTTGGTTTTTCTATTATACGAGCCATTGTTTCATCTCCTCTCCTAGTACTTCAGTTGCTAAATTAATTTTATCTCGTAAACTCTTTACAATTTTTTCATCTATTGTTTTTTCGGCAATAAGATCGATGTAAGTAACTTTTTCTGTTTGACTAATACGATGGGCGCGGTCCTCGGACTGCATTCTAATTTCCAAGTCATAACTATTACTATAATAAATAACTGTATGACTAGCCGTCAACGTTAGTCCATATCCTCCTGTTTGAGGATTAGCAATAAAAAATCTTAAAGAAGAATCTTTATCTTGAAATTGATTAACAATCTCTTGTCTATTTTCTGCCTTAGTGTCGCCATAAAAAGTAGCCACACTCTCTGCCCCATATTTTTTCCTTAATTGTCTTTCTATTTCTTGAATATCATATCTATAGACAGCCCAGATAATAACTTTCTCATCATTTATTTCTTCTAAAACAGATAAAAGTTCATCAATTCTATTGTTTTTAATAGTCCTGGTCTGATTATCATCTGTTTTTACATGCCCACATGTAATTTGATGCAGCCTAATCAATTGAGCTAAAGCATTAACAGCAGACATTGTTTGCCCTTTATCTAATAAACTTACTCCATACTTTTTCATTTCGAGATAAGCTTTTTGTTGTTCAGCAGTAAGTTGAACATGACGTTTTAAATAAATTTTTTCCGGTAAATCTAAGCAATCAGCTTTCAAAACTCTGGTAGAAAACTTTTCTAAAGTAGAATTTAATTCATCAAGGCGAATGTATTTTAAAATTTGATCAAAAGAATGACGCCCTGGAAGATGAACTTTGCGTGTTACTGTATATCGTGCTTTAAAAGCATAATAAGAAGAAAAATTTAAAAGATAAGGATCTAAGAAATAACATTGTGAATATAAATCTAGGGGAGTTTTTGTAACCGGCATCCCTGTCATTATGCGTCTATATTTTGCTCTATCCTTCATATTAATAATATTCTTCGTTCTAATAGCTTTTGGATTTTTTATAGTAGTAGATTCATCAATAGCCATAAAAGTTTGATGAGTTAATAAAAATTTACTCGCAATATCTACTCCCCGAGAAGTACTTAAAGCTTCAACATTAATTACAAAAATAACTAAATCTTCTGTAATTAAAGATAAAGGTTTGAGTAATTCTTCTTGTTTTTTGGTGGTAGAAGGGGACCATAATACTACATGGTGTTTTACATGAGCTGGCATGTGAGTAGGGATTTCACTTGTTGCCCAGTTACCTATAATACTTTTAGGGGCTACAATGAGAGCTCCATTAATTTTTCCTTTATCATGAAGAATCGCCATATTATCAATGATAATTTTAGATTTACCTGTTCCCATATCAGCAAAAATGGCATAATTCTCCTTATTCCAGGAGTTTTTTAATATATCCAGTTGATGCCCAAAAGGCTTCGTTTTAAACTTATACTTCATAATTTTTTCTTAATTTCTAATTATCCCATATAAATGATTGCAAAACTTATTGCAATAGATTATTAGTGATAAATATATTAGAAAGAATAGAAATATGGCAGTTTATGTAGTGCAAGAAGTTAAAGGAAGAAATATTTTAAGTGCTAAAGAATTTGGTGAATTAAAATTGTTGCTTCCTGAAGGTTCACAAATTGTTTTAAGTGCAGCTCCAACGGTACGAAAGTTGAAAGCAAAGTTAAAAGATTTTTGTGATGAAGACTATTTGTTACTTATTGGAGATCCTGCAGCTATTGGCTTAGCATGTTCTATTGCTTCCGATTTTAATCGAGGGCGATATAAATGCTTGAAGTGGGATAAGATTGAGGCTACATACTACCCTATAGAATTTGATCTATATAATAAAGGAGAAATTTAGATGGCTAGAAATTTAATGCAAGAGATGGAACAACAAGTAGTTGACCATTTAGGTAAAGTTGGAGATGATGCTTTATCATCTTTAGGTCAAAAATGCTCGGAACTTGTAGAAGTAAGAGACGAATTGGCAGAACTAGAAAAAAAGAAAAAAGAATTATCGCAGAGAGAATTCAAATTAGAAAATGAAGAAATACCTGCGGTAATGGAAGAAAATAATTTGACTTCTTTAAAATTAAAAGATGGTCAAAAAATAGAGATTACAGAAAGTTATCATGCTAGTATAACTGAGGCTAATAAAGATTTTTGTTTTTCTTGGCTGAAAGAAAAAGGATTAGATGATATAATTAAGAATGAAGTTTCTGTAGCTTTTGGTCGTGGAGAAAATGATGGTGCTATCGATTTAAAGTCACAGTTAGAAGGACAAGGTTTGCCTGTGGATCACTCGCAGAAAATTCACCCGCAAACTTTAAAAGCATTCGTTGGGGAGCGCATTCGTAGTGGTAATGCGGTACCTGATGAATTTGGCGTATTCATACGCAAAAAAGTGAAAATACGACAATAAGATAATACGACAACCGTTAGGAGGCAATTATGGTAGTCAAAAAAAGAAAAGCCTCCAAAGCTCCTGCGAAGAAGGATAATCCTCTTCCAGCGACTATTGGAGCAAATGATTTTGAGTCTTTAGCAAAAGCTGGACTTGAAACCGTTTCACAAGAAGACTTGGCAACACCACGTCTAAAGATTCTTCAAAAGATGAGTCCAGATTTAGATACAGTGGATGGTGCTAAAGCAGGAATGATCCTGGATACAGTTAATAATAAAGTCTATGAAGGCTCAAAAGGTATCCTTATTATTCCGGTGGCATATCAACGTCAATACGTAGAATGGCAAGACAGAGGTCAGGGAACTGGTTCTCCTGTAGCTGTGTATGATGCTAATAGCGACATACTTAGTAAAACAAAACGTGATGATCAGAGAAAAGACAGATTACAAAATGGTAATTATGTTGAAACTGCTGCTAATCATTTTGTCATTGTAGTTGAAGACGAAAAGCAGGGCATAGGTCAACCAGCTTTAATTACACTTAAATCGACTCAATTAAAAAAGAGTAGAAAGTGGAATTCAATGATGTTGAATATTAAACTGCAAGGTGCCAATGGTCCTTTTACTCCACCAAGTTACAGTCATCTTTATCGTTTAACTACGACTGAAGAAGGTAATGACTTTGGTAAATGGTTTGGGATAGAAATTGAAAAAGAAAAAATGTTGGAAAACAGGATTCTTTTTAATATGGCTAAAGAGTTTGCTGATAGTGTTACTAAAGGTGAAAAAATAGCTGTTCCTGAAGAAATTGAGGGAGGAGAAAACGCACGTGAAGCCGTAGGCTTTTAACAAAAAGGGCGACCCTACGGGGTCGCCCTCTAAGGAAAGATATGTGGGAGAAATTTAAAAATATATTTGAAGGACTTGACCGAGCTTATGGTCAATATAAAAGTGGTGATCCTAAAATTAATGGAAAATTAGGAGGACAGGCTTTTATAAGAAAAGAGAGAGTTCAAGATTCTTTATGGAGAGATCATTTAGAGGGAAAAGAACCTGCTTTAGGTATAATTCCCATTACTGATGATTCAACATGTAAATGGGGTTGTATTGATGTTGATACTTATCCTTTAGATCATAAAAAAATAATAAAAAATATACAAAAATTAAATTTACCTTTAATAATATGTCGCTCTAAAAGTGGAGGAGCTCATTTATTTTTATTTACAAAAGAGGGGATTAAAGCTTCTCTTATGCGTCATACTCTTATGGAATGGGCAGGAGAATTAGGTTATGCAAATTGTGAAATATTTCCCAAGCAAGATGAAATTCGGGCTGATAGAGGAGATACTGGAAATTTTCTTAATCTTCCTTATCATAATAGTGATAACACTAATCGTTATGCTTTTAACGCTGATGGCTCTGCTGCTACATTGGATGAGTTTATTTCTTTACATGTTGAGAAATCAATTTCAAAAGATAATCTTTTATCTTTTAAAATAAAAAAAGAAAATAAAGATTCAGAATTTTCTGATGGACCTCCGTGTTTAGAAACTTTAGTTGAAAAAGGGATTGAAGAGGGTGGAAGAGACAATGTTCTTTATCAATTTGCTGTTTATGCAAAAAAGAAATATCCTGAGGGATGGCAAGATAAAATTCCAGCATTTAATCAGAAGCATATAAAAAATTCATTAGGTCATCAACAAGTTGACAAGACAATTAAGCAGCATGAAAAACAAGATTATCAATATAAATGTAAAGACCAACCTATGTGTCAATATTGTGTTAGTGACAAATGTTCTCAAAGACCATTTGGTATTGGGGGAGAAGGAGATAGCAAAATTAGTGATTTAACTAAAATTCAAAGTGAAGGAGAATCTATTTATTTTTTAAATGTTGATGGAAAACGAATTACTTTAACTACACAAGAATTACATAATGAAACAAAATTTCATGAATCGTGCATTGAACAAGCCAATAAATGGCCTACACCCAAAGGAAAGAAGAATTGGAGATTACATGTTATAGAGCTCCTTGCTACCTGCACCACACAATATGTAGATCCTTCGATGACAAAACGTGGAAGATTTAAAGCTCATTTAGAAGATTTTATTTTGGAACAAGGAGACGCCGATGAAATTGGTGATGTAAAAATGAATAAAGCTTATACCGATGAAAAAGAGGGAAGAACTTATTTTAGACTTAATTCTTTAGAGGGATTTTTACGACGTAGAAATTTTCATAATTTTAGTAAAACTCAAATGATTGAGGTTATTAATCAAGATTTTAAAGGAGGGGATACACAAAAAAGAGTGGATAATAAGCAAGTTTATGTGTGGTGGATTCCAACTATTCAAAAAGACCAAAAGAAATTACCTATTCCTAATATGGAAAAAAAGAGAGAGTTTTAATTACAGATAAGTCATTGCTCCGGTTATCCAGAGAACTCCAAAAAATACATACACAACTGTAACAGGATCCATTAATCTTTATTCCATTTCTCTTTTGCTTTAAGAACCCAACGATCAAATGCTTCTTTATCTAGTTTCTTTTTAACTAAAGTAGCTCCTGCTGGTACTTCATTATATAATTTAATAATTTCTCCGTCTTTGAATTCAACGATAGCGGGACCACAGAATGCATCTTTATCAAATTCTGTTTTATTTTTCTTCAGCATTCTTACTTCTTTCATACATTTAGAAATAGATTCCATAGGAATATACTGTGTCATTTGGTGTTGTTGGTCCGACATGTTCCCGAACATAAACATTACAATGATGCTAATGACTTCCATTGGACTCCCTAATTTTATCTTTGAGCTTCTCCACGTCGTTAAGTAAGCGTTCTATATCCTGCTGTGCTCTCTTAATATTCACGGTATTGCTCATCATTGACTCCATTTCTTCAGCCATACCCTCCTGCTGCTGGGCCATAAATTCAATCAATAAATCCTGCTGTGCGTCTGCCGGGAGCGAGCCCAATTCTCCGCGCGGCCATTTGATTCTGAACTCTGTATTCTTAGTAAGATCTGCTTCAGATAGTGTAACACGAGTCTCAAGGCGGTTTAGGCGTTCCTGGATCCCAAAAAAGGCCCAGACGCCAATGCAAACAGCGGCGACGATCGAGATTAAATTTCTCGCAGGCATGCTGATGCTGGTTTGGTCCGATAATTTCATTTAGTCTCCATATGAATAAGAACCAGAAGAGTTTCCTGATTCTTGAAGTAATTCAAAGATTTGATCATGCTGTTCCATAATTTCCTTATCTTTGTTTCGTGATTTTTTTAATTCTTTTTTAATAGCTTTTACATCTTCCATAAGATTCGCTAAATCTAATTTCATTTTAACCTGGTTTTCTACAACCGAAGCTTCATTTTCTTTTTCAAATTTATCATATAAAATATTAACCCGAGAATCGACCTTTGAGGTGTACCAAATAAGGGCTACAAACTGTAGTACCACTCCAAAAATTAAAGCATAGTTAAGATTTTTATTCATCTATTGATTCCTTTTTCTTCTTCTTTTTTACACCTTTACACATCTCTCGTACAGTAGCAAATTGCTCATCTAAAATCAAATCTTTATACTTTCCGCAGGTGCGAAGCAGCTCAAGTTCCTGCATTAAACGACTGTTTTCCTTTAATAATTTAATCTGGTCCTTGTCACAGGTGCTCTGTAAAGGCCATCTGAAACGAAGACCAATTGTACCGCTATCCCCAAAATAATCTGAATCGCTATCCATTCGTCTATCATAATCATAGCGATCAAACTCACTATATAATTCTATTGATCCACGTTCACATCCACGATCATTTAAATAATCATTTCTTCCTTGAACGGAAGAAGAATAACATAATACTAATACCAAGCTTAAAAATAAAAAAACTATAAATTCCCCCCTCAACATTATTTAATATCCCCCTGAAATAGTATTCTCCATATCTTTCATATCGTATTTAAATTGTCTAATTGAATCAGCATTAGTTCGTACTTGTTCTTCTAATGCACGTAGCCCTGCATCGCTTGCTGTTTCATACATTAGTTTTTCTATGGCTTGAAGTTTCGCCTCAATACGCCCCACCCATGTCACCATATCGGTCATCTCACGGACGAGCTCTTCCCTGGCTGCCGTATAGTTGTCTGAATTTCTTGTTGTACGATCATTATAAATTTGATGTACATTATCTATTTCATCACCAAAGCCATTATACATATTTTGTATTTCTACTTGAAGTAAGGCAATCGCATCCTCATTATCATCAATTGTATTATTTAATTTATTGATGTAGTTAATTCCGCCGTATGCCCCGGCTAAAATGGAAAGTACCACGGGTATGGAAGCAATATATTTAAGCATCGTCTTTTTTTCCTTGTGTTGGTATTCGTGTTCCTCCTACATATAAACCAAACCACGCAGCTCCTGCTCCTACAATAACAGAAACAAACGCTGATTGAGCATTGGTGGGATCAGGAAGGGACATAAACCATTCGGTTGTACGCCAAAAAGCAAGTCCATATAAACTAATAAGAAGTCTAGGAAAAATCCTCCAGGCTGATAATCGTTCTGGTGTCATTTATCATTATCCTAAACTTTTCATTAATTCACTTAATTCATGCGCCCGATTTGGGGTTTGCTTTGCCCATCTCGAGTCAAGCATCTCGCAACTTGCGTCAAAAAATTTTTTTTCTCGTAAATTTTTCCACATATTTTTGAACTTGGAAACGCCCCCAGCCCCAAGCTGAAATACCATCTCTATAATAATTTCTTTTGCTAGTGGAGGTAATTCTATATCATGACAGAGTTTATTGGCCCCATCAATTGCTCTATTAAGATCGGTAATAAAAACCCGGTGTAATTCTTCTTCCGAATATTCTTTTCCTTCTTCCCAAATTTCATCTTTAGTACAAAGATGACCCCATCCTATAGTTTTATTTTTTAAGGTATCGAGGTAAACGGTATTTCTAAAACCTTCGTGGACCTTGATCCGTGCTTCTAAGTTTTTATAATCGGACATTTTATTCTCCTCTCATTGTATCAAGTTTTTTATTAATGTTTTTAATTTCTACTTCAATAACCGCGATGCGCGATTCAATTTTTGTAAACATTATTAAAGCAGATTCCATTCGATCCATGTCTTTTTCTAATGCACTTACACGTTGACTTGTCATTCCCCAGGTCATTCCTAGAGCTAAAATAACGCCTACTACCCATATGCTATCTTTTACTGTAAAATTCATTTATCACTCCGTCAATTGTAAACGTAAATTTTCTATGCCTTCAGCCAACCAATCAATAGGTTTTACAGCTGTTTCTATCATTGGGGAAACATCTGTGTCTCCAATATATCCATACTCTACCAGATCTTTAGTTTGACCTCC